TTTGATATTTCTAAATTTAGAAAGTCAATTACTAAATCTATCGACGGTTTAAGTATTGGCTTTAACGACCCAACAGACTGGGTCAGTACAAACAACTACGCATTAAACTATCTTATCAGCGGATACTTTGATCGCGGTATCCCGCTTGGGAAAGTTACAGTTTTTGCAGGAGAAAGTGGTGCAGGTAAGAGTTTTATCTGTTCAGGTAATCTTGTAGCAAACGCACAGAAAGCAGGCATCTATCCTATCTTAATCGATACAGAAAATGCGCTTGACGAAAAATGGTTACACGCACTTGGTGTTGATACAAGTCCAGAAAAGTTGTTGAAACTTAATATGGCCATGATTGACGACGTAGCAAAAACCATCACAGAGTTTATTGCAGAATACAAAACAATGGATGAAACAGAGCGTCCTAAAATATTGTTTGTTATTGATTCATTGGGTATGTTGTTGACGCCTACAGACGTTAATCAATTCCAAGCAGGTGATATGAAAGGTGACATGGGTCGTAAGCCCAAGGCACTGACAGCATTGGTTCGCAACTGTGTTAATATGTTTGGCGCCTACAATATTGGTATGGTCTGTACCAATCACACATACGCAAGTCAAGATATGTTTGATCCAGATGACAAGATCAGTGGTGGACAAGGTTTCATCTACGCAAGTTCAATTGTAGTGGCTATGCGTAAATTAAAATTAAAACTTGATGCAGACGGCAATAAGACTACAACTGTGCAAGGTATTCGCGCAGCCTGTAAGATTATGAAAACACGTTATGCCAAGCCGTTTGAAAGTGTACAGGTTGAAATTCCTTATGAAACAGGTATGAGTCCATATAGTGGATTAGTCGACTTGTTTGAAGCTAAAGGGTTGCTCAAGAAAGAAGGTAACAGCCTTGTATACACTACCAAAGACGGCGAGATCATCAAACAGTTCCGCAAGGCCTGGGAAAAGAATGAGAAAGATGGCCTAGATATTGCAATGGCAGACATTTCAAAACACGGTGAAATTTCCACTTCTGAGATAACTACTACAGTTGAATCAGACTTGGAGGTCACTGAATGAAAGACGACTTAATTGCAGATATATGGACGTTGGTTATTGAGCACATCCCAGAGAAACATAGAAAAGATGTAGCTGCCGATTTTGTTAACACACTATTAGATTACGGTATTAAAGAATCAACACTCACAAGCCTATTAGGTGTTGATTCTTATCTAGATACCGCAATTCAATATGCAATCGACGGCGAAGAAATTGAGGAAGATGATACCTACGAAGATGAGGATTAAATGAATTGGTATGACAAGGTTAGTAAAGATATAAGCAACATTCCAAATGCTGTGGCCTATTATGAAGCTGAGTTACTTGAAGCAAAACAAGATGTCCGCATAGCGGGTAACATCGAGAAGGCAAGTTCGCAGATGCCCGGCATTGTGGAAGAACGCTTTAATCAACTTCAAGAAATTGAAGGTATCCTTGAGTACTTAAACATTGAACTTCGTAGACTTCGTAGTCAACACTTTCGCAAATATCTTGAAAGTTATCAACGAGCTTTATCTTCTAGGGACTGTGAAAAGTTTGTAGAAGGTGAAGCTGACGTTGTAGACTTTGAAAAAATTATTAACGACTTTGCTCTACTACGTAACAAGTGGTTGGGTATTATCAAAGCACTCGATCAGAAACAATGGCACCTTAGCAACATTGTTAAACTACGAGTATCAGGATTAGAAGACGCCAGTCTTTAAATTATGACCGAAAAAGAACGTTGGCAAAAAGATTGTGCAGAAATGAAACTCTTTTTAGTAATATTCTTTATCGAAGCTTGGGTGGCTTTTTGGTGGTGTATACACGCCAGTCTTTAAATACAGTATAATATACGCAGATAAATATCTGCATGAAACGTATTGTACTAATCACAGGGGGTTTCGACCCCCTTCATTCTGGGCACATTGCCTATATCAAAGCAGCTAGAGAACTAGGCGATTTGTTAATTGTCGGAGTTAACTCTGATGATTGGTTACGTAGAAAGAAAGGGCAAGAATTTATGCCTTGGGAAGAACGGGCAACTATCATTTCAGCATTACACAATGTTGACAGAGTTGTCAACTTTGACGACAGCGACAATAGCGCCAAAGATGCTATTAAGAAAGTTAGAGCAATTCATCCACATGCTCAAATAGTCTTTGCCAACGGTGGAGATAGAACAAAAGAAAATATTCCGGAAATGGATCTACTTGAAGAAATGCTTCATTTAGAATTTGTTTTTGGTATAGGTGGCGAACATAAAATGAATTCAAGTTCGTGGATCTTACAAGAATGGAAAGCACCTAAAACAGAACGCCCCTGGGGCTACTACCGTATTCTACACGAAGTGCCTGGGGTAAAAGTTAAAGAACTAACAGTTGAATCAGGAAAAAGTCTAAGTATGCAACGACACCAATACAGATCGGAATATTGGTTAGTTAGCGAAGGATCTGCCATAGTAAATCGTTGGCACGAAGATTACGATCTACCACCTGTAATACTAAACAAACACGATGAATATTGTATTACTACAAACGAGTGGCATCAGTTAACTAACCCTAATCAAGAACCTGTTCGAGTAGTTGAGATACAATACGGTGAGCAATGCATCGAAGAGGATATAGAAAGAAAATGAAAATATTCATTGGATATGATATTAGAGAAGATGTTGCCTATCAAGTATGTGAACACAGCATACATAAACATCAGCCTCAAGCAGAAGTAGTGCCATTAAAACAGAGTGAACTGCGTAATAGAGGAATCTACACTAGAGAAGTGGATGCCTTGAGTTCAACCGAGTTTACTTTTACAAGATTTTTAGTACCGTATCTTGCAGGATATCAAGGATGGGCTGTGTTTGCGGACTGTGATTTTGTATTTGTAGATGATATTAAAAAACTTTTTGATCAGGCCGATGATAGATATGCTGTAATGGTTGTTAAACACGATTATACTCCTAAAGAAGGTATAAAAATGGATGGTTGTAAACAATTACCATACCCTAGAAAAAACTGGAGCTCGATGATTTTATGGAATTGCGGCCATGCTTCTAATCAACAGATTACTCCAGATCTAGTAAATTCACAAACAGGACAATACCTTCATAGATTCCAATGGCTTGACGATGCAGAAATAGGAAATTTAGATCCTGAGTGGAATTGGTTAGCCGGATGGTACCAAGAACCACAAGACGGAACACCTAAAGCCATACATTATACCGAAGGCGGACCTTGGTTTAAAGAATATCGACAGTGTGAGTATCACGAGGTATGGAAACAAAATCTACGTGAGATGTTACAATGATATTTCTTAGCAAAGACGGAGAAGATCCGTATATTTTGCAATTTGCTCAAGGTTGCGGCAGCAGAATTACAAATACTAAAGATTTTAAATATGAAGATAGTTCAGACACTATAATCTTAAGAGGCATTCTTAAAAAGAAAATAATATATCAATGCTGGAAAGATAAAAGAGATTTTCTTTATATGGATACTGGATATTTCGGAAATGAAATTAATGAAAGTAATCCTAGCGGTTGGAAATACTGGCATCGAATTGTAAAAAATAATTTACAGCATCACGAAATAATCACTCGACCGGATGATAGATGGCAAGCATTTAATAAAAAATTACACCCTTGGAAAAAACAAGGTCGAAAAATTTTAATAGCCAAGCCGGACGAAAAGCCTTGTAAATTTTATAATATTAATTTAGAAGAATGGACAAATAATGTTGTAGACACAATTAAAAAACATACAGATCGTCCTATTGAAATAAGAAACCGTGCAGCTAATCGAATTGATAGAACTGTATCTAACACCTTACATCAAGCACTAGACGATGATGTATTTGCGCTAGTAACATATAATTCAGTAGCAGCTACAGAGGCTGTAATGTACGGAATTCCTGCATTTACACTTGCACCTAGCAATGCTGCATTCCCTGTTACAAGTCAAGATTTAACTAAAATAGAAACACCTTATTATCCTGATAAAGATAAAATTCATTCTTGGGCGTGTCATCTTGCCTACGGACAGTTTCATCTTAATGAAATTAGATCAGGCAAGGCCAAACGAATGTTGGATGAACTATGGTAAAAGAATTAAGTTTAGAAGAATCTCTAATACAGGGATCAAAGCACAAATGTACTGGTGATATTAATGACCTTTCAAAACCTTATGTGGTTAGAGGGATTGTTAAAAAAGATCATATGTTAAATTGTATGCAGAATCATAGAGATTTTTATTATATTGATACAGGATATTTTGGAAATTTTCCTAGTGTGGGAAACAATTCTGGAAAAAAAATATGGCATCGCATAGTAAAAAATAATGTACAGCATTGCTCAACCATTGACCAACCGTTGGATAGATGGAATGCTCTTGTAAAACAAGATCCAAGGCTGCAATGGACTGGTTGGAAAAATTACAACAAAAAAATATTACTAGTCTTGCCTAATCCAAAAGCTTCTAGATATTATGACATTGACTGCGAGACCTGGATTGCAGAAACAGTGAGCAACATAAAAAAATACTCAGATCTCCCAATAGAGATTAGAGAAAAAGGATCTCGTAGTTATAGAAATTTAGAATATTCTATATACGATGCATTTGATTCTGGAGTATATGCCACAGTGACCTTAAACAGCATTGCAGCGTTGGAATCGGTACTATATGGAATACCAGCATTTGTGGCGGTGCCGTGCGCCGCAAGCCCGTTGGCCAGTAACGATTTATCAAAGTTATCAACACCATTTAAACCAGATTTAAATACAATCACTAATCATTGTCGTACTATATCTTACGGACAATTTACACAAGAAGAAATTCTTAATGGCACTGCCTGGAGATTATTGAATAATGAAACTGCTGCTTAACGACAAAGAAATTGCAAGATTTCTAATATCCTTAATTAGAGCCGAAGATAGTTGTAAACACATCGAACTACCTCAACACCACACAGCCAATGCTATCAACTATGTAATTGAAACAAAAAATAAACCTAAATTTGATTTAGAAAAACATAAAGCTAAAATCAAACAAAAAATTCATCAAGGTGTTCGCAAAGATCTCAGTTATTGGGAGTCGCAAGTTAAACAACACATTGCCAATCACAAACAACACTTTTACACTAACATCTATCAGCATTTTAATTTAATCGTTAAAAAATTAGATGAAAAAACAATTTTAGATCACTACAAGGTACATCCCAAACAAGACTTTATAAAAACTGTCGGCTTCCAAATTGATCCAACAGCAACTATGGTTAGGCGAATCAATTTTAAAAGCAACATAGAAGATTGTCTGTTAAGAAATACCACTGGCAATGAATCTGTACTAATTGAAAAACTTAAAAATAATCTTCCTTTCTGGTTTATAGACAGCGGATATACTAATTTTGTTGAACCTAACAAAAAGTGGCATAGACTTACAAGAAACCATCTACATTTTAATTCACAGTTTACGGCTCCAGTAGATAGATTGAAAAATTTTACAACGTATCCTCGGCCGTGGCGCAAAGATGGCAGCACTATTTTAATAA